AAAAGGGCAAAGTGGATCCTAGACGTTTAAACAACAACTATTTCCACGTTTGCCCTAAATGTGATCCTAAACGCTTTGCTCAAAAGCGTGGTGTTGAGAAGCGTTTAGTGTGGAACTTGCCTGTAAGCACAGACAAACCAATTGGTAAAATGTAATTACTCAGACTTCCAAATAGTCCAAGCACCGTATGCGATTGCCGCATAGGCTAGTAATCCTGCTAGTGGTTTAGCAATTAACACCACAATGCCTAGTGCAATAAGTGCCGCACCGTCCCAAGAAGTTCTTTCTGTGAAACGTTTTGCTACCCAACCTTTAAATTTATCTAACATAGTAATCTCCTTATTTTTTAGGTTTTACTTCTTTCCATAATTGATCAACCAATTTCGCTTTGGTTAATCTTTTATCTAACTCAATGCCATGAGCACGGCCTAATTGTTCTAGATCGTTCTTTGTCATTTTTGTTAGTTCTGCTTTTTTCATTACAACAGGTTTATCAAGAACCAATGGTGCTTCTTTCTCTAAATCTGCTGGCATGAAAATACTTTTAAGCCACTTTAACATATTATTCTCCTGATTTGTCTTTAAGTGTAATTACTCCGCAGGCAACTCTTTCGCCTGCATTTCCGGTTTTGAGTGATTCTTCGTCTCCACCTTTACCCAAATCATCTTCATCTGAATGGATAACAATGGCTCGACCAACTATACTGCGGTCTCCATTTAGATCTACTCTTTTTGCAACTATGGTGAAATCGGCTACGCCGGACGGGTTCGCTGTGATATTTCCTAAATCTCCCACATGCCCTTTATCAACATCACCGTGGTCTACACTATCGGGATCATAATGAGGGCCGGCAGAATCACAACCATTTGACAAATCACCAAATTCATGTATATGAAATCCGTGCTTACCAGGTTCTAAACCAGTAACTCTACCTTTAATTAGAGTTGGTTCACCAGGACGTTGCATAAACAGTATTTGACCTTTTACTTTATCTGTGTGGATTAGTTCTGATACAACAGCATAAACAGTTTCGTTTGCTTCTGTGAGTGCATTAACACTTTCACACCAGCACTGCTTCGCTTTTGTTCTCGGACAACTTGTTTGTGTTAGTTCCGTTATTTTCATGTAGATATTTATGCAGATTAGCACTAGCCAAATTTTTTGCCTTGCTTTCTACCATTATATCTGCATAGTCCCAAAAACTTAATGCCCAGTCATTAACTGCATTATTCCACATAAAATCACTGTGAGCACGTAGTTTTTGCTTCTTATACCCTGTTTCTAATAGTGTTGTCATATCAGGCTTAACATCTGTAGGAAAGTCTACAAGTAAGTCTTCACGTGATACGGAGTAGTGTATGACAGGACGAACACCACGCCAACTATCTACTATGCGAGCAAATCTATCGTCGGTGGGTTGAATGTATTCTCCACTATTGACCCAGTGATGGTGTATGTCAAGAACGAGAGCGAGGTCTTTTGCAAGTTCGAGGCTTGCGTCGATGCCCCAGGACATTTCGTCGTTTTCGATCGTGATAGTGTTTCTTGCTTCGGGCGAGAGTCTCTTGAGGGCGTCTTTGATGCCTTGTGGACCTTTTCTACCCGATATGTGTACATTGCATTTAAAGTCTTGATATGTGCGACCGTATCCCATCCACCTGATGACATCCACATGATATTCAAACTCCTCTATACTTCTATTTACGATATCATCGTTATCGCTAGCCAGAACAGTAAACTGCCCAGGATGCATAGACAACCGTACGTCCAACGCTTTAGCACGTTTGCCGACGTTAGCGAAGTTCGACTCGCAATAATTGACCACGTCAGGTAACTTCCAAAAATAGCACCAAGTAGGCTCAGTGTATACAGGAAGTACATCACTTCCGAGTCTAACCATTCTAAGTTCATTAGGTAAACCTCCTACGTAATTAATAAGGTTCATAAACGACTGTATGTTATGAACCATAATGTCCCAAAGTCTTTGTTCAGCAACTTCCTTAGTCTGCCTGTTAAGCCAAGCAACAGTTGTAGAGCGTGTATTAAGTGGACGTTGTATCTCCTCAAGAAGTTTTTTCTTCTGAGTTTGATCGGGGTGCATGTACTTACATGCAAATCCTATGCGTTTATGTTGAGAATTCATTTTGTAGTAATTTCCAAGTATCCTTATAGTTCTTTATATTATAACAGAAGCCAAGGTCTTTGTCAATCAATACTTTCTTTAATGGATAATCATTTCCTTTTGGATCAGTTTTATCTCCAAAAAACTGTAAAATATCATTGTGCGGATCAAAGTCTTTGATGATTTGGCTTTTATCGTTGCCTTTTTCAAAAATATCTAATCCTGTTTCACCACCCACTACTGCTTGTAGATTTGGAAATTCTTTATTAAATTGTTTTGCTAGTTTGTTTCGTTCGTTATGTTCTTGATCATATTTTACATAAAACTTGCGTTCGCCCAGTGTAGCATTACGTCCAACTATACTAAAATTAACCATGCCAGGACGTTCCTCAATATGTAATCCTGTTCTTAAAACAAAACGGCTTTCATCTAATTTAATGTTTAACCATTTACGTGCATCATCAGGCAACGTCCAATCTGTTGTGTAGATATTTTTACCATGTTCGTAAACATCACTGCCCGAACAATTATATACACGTTCTACACTTTCACAAAGTTTTTTACCTAGTTGTTCTACTGTTTTAGGATAGTCACTACCTGTGACAAGATAAACATAGTTTTCTTTTGTAAAATTTAAAAACCAATCGTGGAATTTAGGATCTATTTTTTGTCTGCTTGGTGTGAGAGTACCGTCGACGTCGAATATAAATCTATATACCATTTATACATTACTCGTCGTAAGTAAACCAACCAGTGATGATATATTTGTAACCATCATAAATTGGGTTGCCTCTGTGGGGGTGTTGCCATGTTGCAGGAAAGAATACTAGTTTACCTGCTACAGGTTTTGTTTTCATTCCTTGATATAAAAATTCTGTTTCGCCGCCTTCTTTAACTGTGTTAAGATACAGCATATAAACAGCAACACGATTACCTGCAGAAATACTATTGTTTTCAATGTGCCAAATATGATATGCTTCTTTAGGACCGTTTCGTTGTACACTCATTCCTTTAGGAGAGTGTTTAACCATGCTGTCTTTTAGTACAGTAAATTCGGGTATGTATTTTTTGTAGTAGTGTTCTCCTACAACTTTATAAAATTCTTCAACAAGTTCCGGATCATGATAGAACATGTTATGATGTGGTGCCCAATCATAAACTACTCTTGTGTCTTGATTATATTTGATACTACCATCGTAGTCTGAGGTTTGTTTTTGTTTGCACATTTCTTCAAAACGATTGATAACTTTATCGCAATACTCTTTTGAAAATGCGTTTGGGTATTCTCTAATATATGATTCTGCTATACTCATTGTTCCATTCCGCGTATATTTAATGTATTAAAACTTATGACCATACGGTTTTCGGTTTGGTTAGTTTCGCTTCCATGCTCTAACCAACTAGGAAAAAGATATAATACTCCTTCCTTAGCAGGAAATTCACCATTGTCAGCATTGTACATTGTAGTTTCTTGATGTGTTTCACACATCTTATAAATTTTAGTTGGATTAAAAAATTTAAGTCCAACGCTATTGTTAGGTACTTTTGGATAATAAGCACCGCTGATTACACTGTTTTCATGTCTGTGCGGGACCAATGTGCTATCCTTGTCCATAATACTCATCCAACTATTTGATATCACACATTGCGTTAGTCCTGCTGTTTCAATATAAGCATTTACACAGTTTGTAAAACAATCTTTTAAACGTTTTACTAGAGGGTGATCGATATCAAGTATATTGTGATTACCGGCAAAGTATGAACTCTGTGCATTAACTAGTAAAGGGTGAGGTTTAGTTTGTTCTTTAAGCAATACATTTTGTAGAAGTTTAGTATCTACATCTGCATTCAAATTGAACTCCATTACTAGAGTTGGGAATACATTATGAATTTGACTTTGCATATTACTTCCAGTTATTTACTACCCATGAGTCATTACAGTTGTGAGGATTGGGATCTCCATGAAATACTGCAATGCAACAGTTTTCGTCAGGTTCGACGTTTTCTTTATGAATAAATTTACGCTCACCTTTTTGTCCTGCTGATAGTTGTCTATCTTTTCTTATTTCCCATTTATAACTTCTAATCCATTCGTCAGGCCAAAGTTTTGCTGTTCCTCTTGCGGCTGTCCATAACCAGTCTTGATCTCCAAAATGGCTACCTATAACTTTTTGTGGATCATCATTAAAACGTTTCCACACATCATGAAGTTGACCTTTTCTAAATCTAATTACAGAACTGTTATACTTTTCCCATTTAGGTTGCATTGCACGAGTAAAGTCTCTAATTACACACCACTCACCTGGTTGATATGTAAACAGTTTATCTAGTTTACCTGAAATAACAACGTCAAGGTCCATATATAAAATAGTACAATCATCAGGTAAAGGTAGATTGCTATTATACATATAAGGCTTGCACCACCAACCTGTTAAGTTTTTAGGTAAATCAATACACTGGATATCGGGATTTAATCCTGCTCTATCATCGGTTAGACACACCATAGTAAACGGAATGCTAAGATTTCTTTTTACCATGTTGTATAGAATGTTAACATAATCAGCACTATACTTTGTACCATGTTTCAAGCACATTACATAATTGTTAATGCCTGGATTTTCTGCAATCTTCTTTGCACGAAGTTGTTCGTATTCTTTGAAGTTAACACTTTTCTGAATCTTGGCATTTCTACGTTCCTGACGTATTCTTGCCCACTCGGCTTTAGTGTATTTTGATTTGTCTATCTTTGCCACGAGGATTAACCCTCATAGATTGCTGAGTTTGCACCGTGTTCTGCACATTCTACTTTAACGCAATAACAACGATTATTTGTTTTTTCTCTAATTAGTTTGTCTGCAAAGTTAAATGCATGTTCTGCAAACTTCTCTGCACCAACGCCATCAAAGATACGCAACTCTGCTAGGCCCTTTGCTTCTAGTTCACGTAGTGTATCCAAGTGTGGGTCTGCAGAGTCGACTGCTACCTTGTGGTT